ATAAAATAATAAGAGATTATGATCTATATTGTAAATATTTAAAACAAATATCATTAATAATTATTTATTATTCTTCAAGATGTAATAAAGAAAATGTTGATACAATTAAAATAAATTTAGATATATTAGAAAATTTAATAAATGAAAAAATATATGATGAAAGACATAAGAATATTATGGAAGAAATCAAATTTTTAGATGATTAGAAATAATTTTTATAATCACTAAGATATAATAGGAAACCTGTAGATTTATAATTATCTAATTGTTCTGTTATATTCATCATTAATAATAATATTTCATCGTTTGCTTTTTTAGCATTTTGATAACCCCTTCTACTCAATACTTTTTGATTATAATGTCTTAATTCGTTATTTTGATATTCAAAGAAATAACTAATCATTAAATAGAAATACAAATCAAACATCTTAATTTAATATTATAACTTATTAAATGTTTAAATCTATTTGACACCTCTTCTAATTATTTTTCCTCTAACCTCATCAGGTTCAAATACGGACTTAATGAGATTAAGACATTGATTTTCAATATTTTCATCCAATTCACAACAAGAAAAGATATCTATATAAGCAGTTTTAGAGAGTTCGCAGATATGAATAGTAATAGACGATAGACTAATAATACAAGTTATAGAATATCCAACAAGGTCTCTTTCTCTATTATAATCATTATCTTGAAAATATTGAAATTGTGGAGTTCCAACTATATTCATTCCCATAACATTTTCAACTAATACCTCAAGAAAATTTGATAATATTTTAACATTGCTAATATTACCTTTACAATCTTTAAGGTCATAAACACTTAACCAACCGAAAGAACCCATTTATTTATCTATTACTAATATAAATATGGATATTATTTTAAAACAATATAGAGACAGATGTTATATTAATTCATTATTATGTGAAGCATCATATAACTTTTATAATATGATTAATAATATATTCTTATTTCCAACAATATTAGGAAGTTCTATTTTAACTTGTTTAAATTCATCAACAATAGACACCGATAAAATAAAATATACAAATATAATTATTAATGCAACTATAACAATAATTCTTGCTATAACTACTCAATATAAAATTCACGATAGAATAGGGATGTTTAAAGCATATCAAACAAAATTTATAAAATTAAATCATCAAATAGAAGGCATTTTGAATACAAAAAAAGAAGAAGAATTAATAATAGATGATTTAAATATCTATGTTAATAAATATGATTTATTAGTGGAAGAATTACAATTTAATTATCCAGAACATATTAAAAATAAATGTATAAAAAGATTTAAAAATACTAATATAACTCTTCCAAATTCACTTGCTCTTATTGGAGATTTAACATATATTTCGCCTGCTTAAAAAATGATTTAAAAATAAAAAGATAAAAAAAGATAAAAATGATTGATTATAAAAACTCTAAAATATATATTATAAAAAATACTAATAATAATTTAGTTTATATTGGTGCTACTACTGAATTATATTTATCTACAAGATTTCAAAAACATAAATCTCAAAAATGTAGCATATCTAATTATATTAATAATCCAGATAATAAAACTAATTGGGATGAATGGTATATTGAATTATATGAAAAATTTCCTTGTAATGATAAAAATGAATTAAATAAAAAAGAAGGAGAAATACAAAGATTATTTAAAAATGATAATAATTATATTTTAATAAATAAAAAAATAACTAATAAACCAAAAGAAGAAACAAATAAGGAATGGAGAGAAGCAAACAAAGAAATATTAAAAATAAAAACAATAGAATATAATGTTAAAAATAGAGATAAAAATATAGAAAGAAGTCATAATTATTATTATAATAATCAAAAAAAATTATTAGAACAAAAAAGTGAAAAAGTAATTTGTGAATGTGGTTTTATTGGTATTCGTGGTAATTTAGCACAACATAAAAAAACAAAAAGACATATTAAACTAATGAATAGTCTTCAAGTCGAGTGTGAAAGTCCATCTGCTAATGTTGATATTGTTGCTTTTCAATAGTATATGTAATTCCCATTAATTCTATAATAGTCTTTTGAGGAGGTTTAGGGAGTTTAGGGAGTTTAGATAATTTATTATTAATTTGTGAAATAGAAAAAGGTTTTTTATTCATATTTAATATATGCGGATATATTTTTAAATAAAATAAAAATCTAAGTTAAATATAAGTATGTCGTTAGATATAGATGAGATTTTTAAATGTAGAGAAATTACTAATTCATCATTAAGTCTTTATAAAACAAAATTAAGAATTCTTAATGATAATAGACCAATAAAGAATTTAAATTATCTATATGATATTGATAAGATTAATGAGAAAATTAAGAATTTAAAACCTAACACACGCAGAACCTATATCATCGCTATAACATCGGTTCTTGCTTGTTTAAATAAAGAAGATAAGAAACCTAATAAGAAATTAAAGAAATTATATCAAGATTATTCAAAAATACTTGATGAATATAATTCATCTTTAAAAAATCAAACAGAGATTACAGAAGGAACACAAGTTATATCTAAAGAAGATATAGATAAAGTTTTTCAAACTCTTAAAGATAATAGAGATAAGAATAGACAATCATATCAAGATTATTTAACTTTATCTCTTTATTATTTAACACCACCACGAAGAAGTCTTGATTATAAAATGATGAAAGTTATTAAAAAATTTGATAAAGAATTATCTAAAGATTATAATTATTATGATGGTAAAATCTTTTATTTTAATGCGTATAAAACAAGAGGGAAATATGCTTTACAAGAAATAGCAGTTCCTGATGAATTAAAACAGATATTAGACTTTCATATAAAATCAAATAATATTAAAGATGATGATTTCATTTTAAGAGATTTTAAGAATAATACTGAACTAAAACGAGGTAATGAAATAACATTAATTCTAAATCGTATATTTAAATCAAAAGTAAGTGTATCAATGCTTCGGCGAAGTTTTTTGACAAATAAATATGGAAATATGAGTGATGATTTAAAAGAAGATGTTGATAAGATGGGCACAAGTCAGGATGTAGCAAATAATAATTATATTAAAAAGAAATCACCATAAAACATTTATAGAAAGATTATTAGGACTATATTTATTATTTTTCCAATTCCCATTAATATTCGTTGCTCTCGCTAAATACAATCTTCTTCTATCTGGATTATTATGATAAGTATGGTCTTGATAATTAATATTTCCAAAGTGGATAAATTTATTATCATTAGTAGGGTCTATAATCATATATTTAGAATTCTTACGACCTGATATATATAATTTAGTATCTTTACCAATATATTCATTTAATTTTTTAATAACTATTTTAGGATTACTGACCTTTAATAATTGATTTAATTTATCTTCTTGCTCTTCATTATAATATAATATAGTCATTAAAAAAATTATATTCTATTATATAGAAATGGAATTTAAAATATCATTAAAACCAAGTCCTGATGAATTAATAAAAATGAGAAATGATTATAAATTAAATCCTGAAGAATGGATTAAACAAGCATTAGATAAGAATATGGATATTACTAAAATATTAGAAATAGTAGTGAATATATCAAAAAACGATTCTCAAATGTTTAATGCTTTTTTTACCCCTGATAGTCTATCAAATAAGATGTTTCAAATATCAGGAATATATCAAGATATATCTTATCAAAGAATTAATAAAAAAAAGATGCGTATATTAGAATTCTCAGGAGGAGTTGGTAATATTATTTTTAATTTATTAGATGATATAGATGAAAAAAACTATAAATATCTTGAAATAGATTTTGTAGAAATAAATCCTGATTTTTTTAATATAGCAAAAGCAAGATTAGATAAATATAAAGATTTTATTAACTTTTATAATATAGATTTTTTTAAATTTAAAAATAAATATGAATATGATTATATCATTGGCAATCCACCATTTAAAATTAAGAATGATGGTAAGGATATATATGATGTAGATTTTTATAATAAGTCGTGGGATATGTTAAAAGATTATGGGAGTATGTTAATAATAATGTCTCCAAGTAGTCTAACATTAAAAACAAAATCACATATTAAATTTAAAGAGTTATTACCTGAAACAGATAAAAAAGAATTAATTGATTCAGGGTATTTATATATTAATGATGAAAAATTTGATAAAAAAGAGAAAGGTGTTAAAGCAGGTTTAACAAATATACAAACATATTTTTATAATATTCAAAAAGAAGAACTACAAGAAGAACCAGAACCTGCTAAAGATTTAAATAAACCAGCAAATATTATACAAAATGCTATTAGACAAAAGAGAGCAAGAAAGGAATTTAATACTTTAAAAAATAAAAAATCAAAATCAAAAGAACTTATATCTTCTATGCCTGAACCTGAAAAAAAGAAAAAAGGAAGACCTGCTAAAATTAAGAAAGAAGTTGAACCACCTAAATTTGTTGAAATTACAGATGATGAAAAAGCACTAAAAAAAGAATTAGGAAATCTTGTTAGTGCTTCTTCTATATTTAATATAGATTGGTTTATAGAAAATATTAAGAATTCTAAAGATAGTTATAGAACAAAAATTAATAAAGTTAATGAAGAACTAACAGATCAAATTGATTATTTAGGAGATAGAACAACATATAGAAATGAAGCAACAACTAAAAAACAAACTAAAAAGAAATTAGATAAATTAATCTTATATCTTCAAGAAAGGATTGATAAGTTAAAAGCATTTGTATTAGAATTAAATCAATCTTTATTTGATTTAAAAAATAAAAAAAAGAAACCTTCTATAGAACTTCCACAAGTTCCTGTTATAGAACCTCCACAAGTTCCTGTTATAGAACCTCCATCAGTTCCTAAAAAACAAAGAAAACCACGACAAATTAAAATAAAAAAACCAGAGGATTGCCCAGATGAAAAAATATTAAATTCTCAAAGTAATAGATGCGTAAAGAGAACTTCTAAAAAAGGGAAAGAGATAATATTTCCAACTCTTTCATTAGAAGAACAACTTCTAATAATACTTGATAAAGTATTTCCAGTAGAATTCAAAGAATATATATATGATATTGATGAAGATATTGAACAAATTAAAAAATCTAAAAATAAATTAAAAGATGTTAAAGATACATTGATATTATTAAATTATTATGATGAATTAGTTAAAGATTTGGTAAATAATACTAAAAGCATTAATAAAAGAAATATATTATATATTTTTATTAATTATAATAATTATAGAATTCAAAAAGTTCAAGAATATTATGATGAAATAAGTAAAGAAGAACCTAAACCTCCTATAGAATTAGTAGAAGAAGTTAAAGAAGAAATAAAGAAGAATAAATTAGTATGTAGTGATATAAATGTTATTCCACAATTCACAGGGACTTGCTGGTTTAATGCTATATTAATGTCATTATTATATTCTCAACATTCAAGACAAATTTTATTAAAACTATCTAAATCTTGGGATAAGAAAGATAAGTTATTTAATATATTCAAAACTATTTTAAATAGAAACTATACTGATAATGAATTTAAGAAATGGTTAAATGGTATAAAACCTGAATTAATATTATTTGAACTTCTAAATAGATATGATAAAGAAATATTAGAAGGATTAAAAAAAAAAGTAGGAATATCACAAGATTTAAGTAATTTTGGATTAAATACAATTTATATAACAAATATATTAGATTATATAATTCCTAATAATAAAATTCTTATAAATTTTTATGAAAATAAAGCATATTTAAATATTGATAAAATAGTTAAAACAAAAATAAAAAAAAAAGGTGAAACATATGATATAACTATGAAT